GCGCAACAAGTGTTGCAAATTCATCAAGCTCAAGCTGCTCAACAACAAGCTCAAGCAATTGCTCAAGATCCTCTGGTTCAGTTACAACAGCAAGAACTTCAGATTAAAGGTATGGAGCAGCAGCGCAAACTACAGAAAGATAGTATAGATGCTCAAATTGCTGAAAAACGTTTAAATGTTGAACAACAACGTATTGCTGTAGATGCTCAAAAAGAAGGAATACGTTTACAAAATCAAAATCAACAAAATCAATTAAAAATACAGGCAGATTTAGCTAAAAATAACATGAAAGGACGTCAATAATGGCAAATGAACGAATGATGCTTGACCATTTATTTAATAAATTAAAAGAACGCGAACGTGAAGTAAGTGAGTCTATTGCCGAAGGTGGGTGTAAAGATTTTGCTGAATATAGGAATTTGTGTGGCGTTATCCAAGGTCTGCGCCGTGCAAGAATAGAAGTCCAAGACCTTGTGCAACGGTATGAGGAATTTGAGAATGACTGAACTAGAAGAAGCGCAGGAAAAAGCTAAACAACTGCCGCATGTTAAAGGGTACAAAGTTTTATGCGCCCTACCAACAATTGAAAACAAGTTTGACAGCGGTATTATTAAAGCTGATGCAACATTAAAGTACGAAGAGTTATTGAGCAACGTGCTTTTTGTCGTATCACTGGGTGATATGGCTTACGCTGACAAGAATCGTTTTCCAACAGGACCGTGGTGTAAACCGGGAGATCTTGTGATTACTCGCGCTAATACAGGCACAAGACTTAAAATTCACGACCGTGAATTTAGGATTATTAACGATGATTCCGTTGAAGCGGTGGTCGAAGACCCCCGTGGTATCCAACGTGCATGAGGTAAAATATGGACCAAACTGAATTTAAATTCCCCGATGAAAAAGTTTCCGAACAAACAAAACAGGCTGAGGACGATGCTGTTGAATTTGAGATTGAAGTAATTGACGATACCCCTAACCCAGATAAAGGGCGTAAACCACTTGAAGAGCCAGTTGGTGAAGTAACCGACGATGAGCTTTCCAAATATGATGAGAGTGTTCAGAAGCGAATTAAAAAACTGTCGCATGGATACCACGATGAGCGTCGGGCTAAAGAAGCTGCCTTACGTGAACGGGAAGAGGCTTTAAGGTTTGCTCAACACATTATTGATGAGAATAACAGCCTTAAAAAGAATCTTGGGGATCACACTACGCTTCTTGTAGGTACGGCTAAGCAAAACGCTGAGTTTGCATTAGAACAGGCTAAAGCTAAATACAAAGCCGCGTACGAAAGTTTTGACCCTGATCAAATTGTCGCCGCTCAAGAAGAAATGACGCAAGCCAAACTTCGTTTGGATAAAGTAGAAAATTTTAGGCCACCCCCTTTACAAGAACGCCAATTTCCTGTAAATATACAACCACAGTCCGTTCCAGAGAATAAAGCCGATCCTAAAGCGCTTGCGTGGCGTGAAGAAAATCAGTGGTTTGGGAGAAATAGGCTTATGACTGCCTTCACTTTGGGACTGCACGAACAATTGGTTGAAGAAGGCGTTGATCCAACCTCGGATGACTATTACGAGAAGATCAATAAAACCGTGCGTAGTAAGTTTCCCGAAAGCTTTTCTGGCGAGGAGAAACAAAAACGGACGAGCAGTAATGTTGTAGCCCCAGCAAGCCGAAACGTTGCACCGAAAAAAATCACGTTGACGCAAACTCAGGTTGCACTTGCTAAGAAGTTGAAGATTCCCCTTGAATTATATGCCCGGAAAGTGGCGGAAGGAATGACACAAAATGGCTGAGAATAAATTGACTGCTGAAACCCAAAATCGCGGTAAACGTGAATCGGATACTCGTGAAACTGTTGAGCGTCCTCGTAGCTGGGCACCTCCCACGCTGCTGCCTGACCCTACTCCAGAATCAGGGTACAAATATCGCTGGATTCGCGTTTCTATGATGGGCCAGTCTGATCCCCGTAATGTGTCAACTAAACTGCGCGAAGGCTGGGAACCTGTTAAAGCTGAAGATCACCCTGAAATTTCTGGTTATTTAGATAATGACAACCAACGTTTCAAAGACAACATTGTTGTCGGTGGCCTGATGCTTTGTAAAACCCCAACGGAACTCGTTGAGCAGCGCAATGACTTTTATCATAAGCAGGCTGATGCTCAAATGCGTTCTGTTGACAACAATTTTATGCGCGAGAACGATCCACGTATGCCTCTGTTTGCAGAGCGTAAATCGTCGGTGACATTCGGACGCGGCAATCAACAATCTAAGGAGTAATTCCAAATGGCTTACCCGACTGTAGACAAGCCCTATGGGCTAAAGCCGGTCAATTTGATCGGCGGTCAGGTGTTTGCCGGAGCAACGCGCCAATTTGTCATTGCAAATACGACTGGTACAGGTTACAACACCGCGATTTTCTATGGCGATTTGGTTAAGATTGTTTCGGATGGCACCATTGAAAAAGATACAGGCACTACGACTGCCACCCCATGTGGCGTGTTTTTAGGTTGCCAGTATATTAGTACGACAGGCCAACTGACTTTTTCGCAGTACTATCCTGCAAGCTTGTCGGTAAAGAGTGGTTCTACCATTCTGGCGTTTGTTTCTGATGATCCTGACCAACTTTACCAAGCTGCTTTGTGTTCTGGCACCACTGTCGATACGACAGGTGTAACGATTGCGTTTGCGGGACGTACCTATATTGGTAATAACGCACGCCTTGTTCAGAATACTGGCTCGACGACAACTGGCGATTCTAAAGTCGCTATTTTTGTTATTAGTGGTTCTGAAACAAGCGCGACGTTGCCACTTCGTATTATTGATGTGGTTCCCGATACTGCTAATTCCAGTGGTAATTTCTGTGAGTTTATCGTTAAGTTCAATGCACCGAACGTAACGGGACAGACAGTTGCCGGTGGTCATCAGTATCTCAACCCAACTGGCGTATAAGGGGAAACTTAAATGGCTATTTCACGCGCACAACTACTGAAAGAGCTGCTCCCCGGCCTGAACGCCCTGTTCGGTCTGGAGTATGCGAAGTATGGCGAAGAGCACAAGGAGATCTACGAAACGGAGACTTCCGAGCGCTCATTTGAAGAGGAAACCAAGCTGTCAGGCTTTACTGCTGCCCCTGTGAAGAACGAAGGTGCTGCAATTGCTTATGACAACGCGCAAGAAGCTTGGACTGCTCGTTATACGCACGAAACCATTGCATACGGCTTTTCAATCACTGAAGAAGCGATTGAAGATAACTTGTACGACAGCTTGTCTGCTCGTTATACAAAAGCCCTTGCACGGTCTATGGCGTACACCAAGCAGGTTAAAGCTGCTGCTGTATTGAATAACGGGTTTGCCGCTACTGTGACTTACGGTGACGGTCAGCCCTTGTTCTCAACAGCACATCCGCTGGTTTCTGGTGGTGTAAACAGCAACACGACTGCTACAGGCGTGGATCTTAACGAAACCTCGTTGGAAAATGCAGTGATTCAGATTGCTGCATGGACTGACGAACGTGGACTTTTGATTGCTGCTAAACCCCGCAAGCTTATTGTTCCTCCTGCTTTGATGTTCGTGGCAACCCGCCTGTTGGAAACTGAACTCCGTGTCGGTACTAACAACAACGACATCAACGCCCTGAAGAACAACGGTTCGATTCCCGAGGGTTACACGGTCAATCACTTTTTGACCGATACAAACGCTTGGTTTTTGACAACCGATGTTCCTAATGGCCTGAAGCATTTTGTACGTACACCGTTACAAAATTCAATGGATGGAGACTTCGACACCGGAAACGTTCGTTACAAGGCTCGTGAACGCTATAGTTTTGGCGTATCTGATCCCCTTGGAATTTACGGTTCGCCCGGAGCTTAATCTGGCGTGAAAGGGGGGTTGCAAAACCCCCTTTTCTATTTATAATATGATTATCTGGGAAACCCAGCTTGCTAAACTGTCCCAGCAGACGATGCACCGATTAGCAAGCGACTTGTGCATAAGGAATCATTATGGCAATTACGACCTTTGACGGTCCTATCCGATCACTGGGCGGCATTTATCAACAAGGTCCGTCCACCATTGTAGAAATCACAGCAAGCACGACATTAGACCCTGTAGCTCATGGCGGCAGAATTATCTCTGTTGGCGGCACATTGGCTTCTAACGTGGTTCTTACTCTTCCCACAATCAATACTTCGGCTAATGCTCCGTCATCTGGCCCGGGTAATGATCCTAATACATCAAATAACGAAGGTGTTGTTTACACTATTTGGGTTCCGACCACAATTGCAACCTCTTCGTTAAAGATTGGAACTGATGGTACGGATAAATACCTCGGAACAATTTTTGGTGTTGATACGGATTCATCTAATGCTCTAGTGGCTTATACACCAGCGGCAGCAAATGACTTTATTAACTTTGACGGATCAACAACTGGCGGCGTTGCCGGAACATGGGTGCAAATTTTTGCATTAGCAGCATTAAAGTACATGGTCAACGGCATTGCTCTTGGCTCCGGTACGGTTGCTACGCCTTTTGCTAATTCCTGATAGGAGTGCATCATGGGGATGCAAACCGATGTCCTATCGGCTCACGCGTCTGCGTCTGGGGT